GTAATTTCTCGAACTTGTTCTCTTGCTTCTGTAGTTGTTCCACCATGAACAAAGAAAACCTTTCTATCTAGTTTATTAATTTCACCATATAACAAAGCTCCATGTTTGCCAACTAGTTGAAAAAGACACAGAGTATTTCCTGATATTGACTTGCAAAGTTTCTCTATAAATGCATTTCGTTTTGGGTGAGAAACAATATAATTTATTTCTTCTGCATAAGTATAGTTACGAACTCTTTTGGATTCTTCTTCTGTGTGTTTTAGTACAACACAGTTTATTTCTAAATCTGCTAGAGTCTTACTGTCCATTAATTTTTTTGTGGTTGTAACTTTCTTAACTTGACCAAACAAACCCTCTAAAACTAATCTGTGTGTTTCTGTTCCATCAAGTGTTCCTGTTAAACCAAATCTATACTTTACATCTCTACTCTTAGCCATAATATCTGTTAGAGATTTTGCTTTAAATAAATGTGCCTCATCTCCAATGATACAACCAAACTGGGCAAAGTATGGAGAATGAAGTTTGTAGATTGATTGCCAAGTTGAAATAATAACAGGTTTGGTTTTATGATTCTTATCTCGTCCAGCATAAACACGATGAATGTGTTCGTCCTTCCATCCATAGTCAATAAAGTCAGAATATAATTGTTCAACAAGAGATGTGGTCGGAACCAGAATAAGCATCTTTAATCCCATCAGATGATAATATCTAACCAGCGTGTAAATTATCAGTGACTTCCCCGAAGCCGTAGGAGATAAAAGAAGACAACGATTTGTTTTGATTGCGTGATGAATTGCTTCTAGTTGGTAATCACGAAACTGAATAGGTTTACCCCTAGAGGTTGGTCGCAATGACTCAGCAAATTCTTTTACATTTTCAATGTTAACATTCTTGTCGTCTTCTACACCTTCTTCAAGGGTATACTCAATTGAGTTTTTCTTACAATACTCCTTTATATAAGGTAAAAGTCCAACATAAATCCTACCATTGCGTGGAGAAAATAATCGTATCTTTCCGTCCCAAATCCTATTCTTAAAACTGGGCATAAACTTGGCGCCCGGCACTTCAAAGGTAAAGTAACTACACAGCTCTCTTGCCAAGTCTTCCTCAACATCACACTCAAGATAGACTTCGTTTATCTTTGATATTTTCATTACATTAACCAACAAGTGACACTGTATCGTTCACCCTCAGTAACTTGTAAAACTTCGTGGGGAAACATAAAGTTAGACGGAAACACAATTGCTGAACCTTTTGATGTCCAAAATCTTTTGTTAGCAATCACAATTTCACCCCCTTCATAATCATCGTTCATAAACAACAACACAGTAACTTGTGGGTATCCCCATTTTTGGCCATGACTGTGATGAATGTTGTCAGTGTGTTCTGACATAAATCCACCAACAGTATATTTACTAATACGAAAGTCTGTTAGATGTTGTACATTAAAATCTGGAAAATCTTCTCTATAGTGTTTGATTGATTCGTTGTAACAAGTATGGAGTGCTTGATAGAACTGGTGGTCTTTACGAATCCAAACATCTTCACTAGATACTCTGTTTTCTTTTACAATCTTACCACTGTCGTGTGTTGAATATGATGATGGTTCATATATAAAATTTTTATTAACAATGCGTTCGCACAGGTCTGCCGGAACTATATTAGTATAGTACTTTATGTAACCTGTGATGTCCATTACGATTCAACGCCAAAAGAAGGACGCCTTGGACGACCCTTGTTTTCATCAATCCTAACTACGGTTTTAAATACAACACAAGTTCTAAGCTGATAACACTCTCTACTTACTGGTTGTGCTTGATGTGGTAGGTAAGCAGGAAACTTAATTAATCTGTTACCCTTATAATTCACATGAGAGGTAATATCTTTTATCGCATTATCATATAATACCGTTCCACCACCCCACTCATTCTTCCAATCTAGTCTAGGATAATATATAAATGTTAAAGCTCCGTCATCTCGATGAATGTGTGGTTCTATTCCATGTGTGTGTGCATTGAGATAAGCGCGTTCCAGTTCTAGTTCTGGCCACTTTAGTTTGATTTGTTGCCAGATAGGCCAGATGTCATCACGCAGAGAACCTTCGCAATGTCCAGCAAAGACATGCCAGTGTTTATTAACACCGTTCTTTACAGAGTCATAATCAAACTTCCACGATACTTCTCTTAACTGCATATCAATTAATTGTGCAACATGTTCTTCTAAAAAACCATCATAAAAGTTCATCATCAGTATGTTAGTCCTGCTTCAAATTTCTTCCATTCAATTGCGTTCTTAATATCCCACCCACGATTATCAACGGACTTGATAACTCCTTTGATATAATCAACTACAGTTTCTAAGTATCCAACCTTATTTTCTGCATTGATAATATCTTCATCAGATGTGATGTATACTGCTAGGTCTGTTTTGAGAACTTTAAGGTCAAATGGTTTAGTTGCATAGATTTTTGCATCAGCTTTACCACCATAGTATTCCCACTTTTCCCGATACAAACGCTTGTAATCTCCTTTTGCTTTAAACAAAAGAAGTTCGTATCTAGATTTGTGGTCTAGGTATTTTGCTTTGATTTCTTGGTTTTTTAGTGATTCAGTATCTAAGTGTTCATTATCTACTTGCAAGTCTTTTTGTACTTGCATTTTTAATTCATCAAGGTTCATTTTTACTCCATATTACAAAGGAACTATCTCATATATTTTATAACGAAATTCAATTGAGGCGGTAAGATACTCAACATCTGTTACATTTTGATTGTAATCCAGACCACTAAGTGATACAGGAAACATATCAGAAAATCGCACTTCCAAAAGTGGATTGTTTTTGTTAGAAAGGATTGTAAGGGTTGCATCTGAGTACATTGACTTATCTGCTGTAGTTTTTCCTACTACACCAATATCATTATTACCACCCGCACCAGCGACTGATGTGTTAGACTTGTTAGAACGAAAGTCTGTAAACTGTTGTCTATTTTCTGGAAATCCAATACCAACTAACCAGTTGTGTAGTTCCGTATAGTTTTCTAGGTATTCATCTACGATAAACGAAACGGTCAAACTTTCATAAGTGAGTCTATCTCCAACAATAGGTATCTCCTTATATGGAGTTTGCATCTCTAATGAGCTTAAACTGAGGCCGGGAATGTTTGCGGCCGTAGTGAAAAACTGCACCTTTGGAAGTTGGTTAATCATAAACCGAAACTGAGTTGGACTAGCGTAGTCTAACTTGTCTGGTTGTCTATTGAGTGGTGATGAGTCTGTTGTCATACTTATATTTATAAAGAAAAAAAAGACAAAAAAAAGGAACCCGAAGGTTCCTCTTTAAGTACTTTAAAAACAAGTCTTACATCAAGTTTGAAACTTTTACTTTTCTGTAGTACTTGTTGGTTGCAGATGATATAGCAATCGCACCATTTGAACCAGCAGCGACAGTACCAGTTGAGAAAGGATTTGCAGCCATTCCGTAACGAGTTTTGAAGCCGATTTTTGGTTGGAAAGTATTTTCACCAACCGCACGAACCATTTGTAATGGAACATATGGGCAGTAGAACATACCAGCGTCATAAGGTGAAGTACCTTTATAACCAACAACATAGTACTGTGAACTAGATACGTTAGCAGAGTATGGATCAACATACACTTTATAACGACCATTCATAACACCAGCGAATGTAGTTGAAGTATCATCAACATTCAAGTTGTTGTTTAATGCAGGAGTGTAATCAAGTACACCAGCCATTTGAAGTGCAGAAGCAACATCAGCAGATACTAGTAACATATTACCTTTACCGCGGCGAGTTTGTTGACCGATAGCGTTAGCATCTCGTTCAATTGCAAACATCAAACCTTTAAACTTCTCAACTGACCAACGACCATTTGAGTCGGTGTCCAAATCGAAAATACCAGCAGTAGTTGTGTTAACCTGAGCACCTTTAACAGCAGATACATAGATGTTACGAACAACTTCTCGGTTAATTTCAGCGAGGATTTCAGATGAAAGTATATTTGCAAGTTCGGTTTCTGCGTCAAGACCATGAATTGCTTTAAGGTCTTGTGCAAGTTCCATAGTGTACTCAGCTTTAAGGGCACGAGTTACAGCAGTAACAGTGTGCTTCTCAATTGAGAACGCCATTTCACCGAAAGCATTAGTTCCTGAATCACCAAGTGCTTCACCTTGAACTGTAGTCTGACCAGTAGCACTTGTGTAAGTACCAGCTGAAGGACTGTCATTCAATGTAGCAGGGTTGGTTTCAGTTGCACCAATGTCTCCACCACCAATAGTACCGGCAGCGTTTTGGTTAGATATATCTGGGAATGCTTCATCGGCAAGTGCTTCAGCACCGTCCATTGATGCGAAACGAGCACGCATTGCAAAGATAAGTCCTGTGGGGCCTGTCATAGGTTGTACACCACAGATGTCGTATGCGATAAGATTAGGCATAGAGCGTCTTACTAGAGAGATCAAAATGGGATCCCATGTATCTAGTGAAGCATTACCACCAACAAAGTTGGTAGATACTGTTTCGTTTAAGAAGTTCTTGTCTTCTCTTAGAGCTTTTTCTTGGTTTTCCAAGATGATTGTAGTGACGGCGCGCTTGTAGCTATCCTTGATCTCAGGAAGATCAGGGTGCTGAAGGACTGGCTGCCACTTTTCTTGTAGATGTTCTGTCTGAAACATTTTGTTTCTCCTTTTAGTATTCTACTATTTATAAAATTGTTAATTTTGCACTATTTAACAGTTCGACCAATTGCCGACATATAAGATGCCATTGATTGAGTTGTGTCAATGTCCTGTGCGATGCCAGAGTCTACATCATCAAGTGTTTCTGTAGCTGTATCTGCATGAGGTGTTACACCATTAGGAAAATAACTTTCCTTCAATGTACCAAGTTTCTCACGATAAGATGTTTCGTTAACAAAGTCAACATCTTCGATAAGCGACTTAAACTTTTCAATTTCGGTATCAGCCAAGTCTGAGGAAACCTCTGACATGACAGACTCTTTCACTAGAGAGGCGTTTGCAGATTTAATTTCGATGTTGGATTCCATCATCTCATTAATCTTACCTTCTAATTCAGAAATCTTTTCTGACTGTGCTTCTAGCACATCGTACTTTTCATCTGGAACATCAACGTAGTGGTCTTCAAACAATTGTTTCAAACCTGAGATAAAGTCTTCAGCGATTTCGCCTTTTAAGCCTCTTTCGATAGCCAACTCGTTCTCTTTCATCCATTCTTCAACAACATAATTAAGATAAGTGTCAACTTTTTCAGTTAACTCACCTTTAGTTGTGGTAATATTTTCTTCCAGTTCAGATTTGTATTCGTCTTCCATTCTTTCAACTTCAGAACGAACTTTGGATTTAACAGCAGCCTCAAAAACTGTTGCGGCTTTGCGTTTAAATTCTTCAGAAAGGTCACCCTCACCTGTCATTAAGGCTTCAACATGTTCAGAAACATCAATAGACTTCAGACGATTTTCGACTGATTCCTTTTTGACTTTTTCTTCTTCTGTTTCTTTTCCGTATGACATGCCCATTCCTGCTTTTAAGTAGGATGAAGCAAGTTGCTTTGCTTTCTCAGCAGGCATCTTTTCCATCTCAGCAATCTTTTCATACATTGCGTTGATAGCATCTTTCTTAGTTTTCATTGAAGGCATTTCGTCTTCCATTTTGTCCATTTCTGATATTACTTCTTCTCCCTCTGCTGAAAATCCAGCAGCGAGTGGTTTAGCAACTTTCTTTTGTCCATCATTTGGTGTATCCATTTTATCTGGAGCACCTTGTGATTTTTGTTGAGCATCTCCGCTTACTTGTTTCACTTTACTAGCGATCTTTTTAGCAGGAGAATCTTTTTGTGATGGACTAGTAACTGGTGCGCCCGTATCTTCGACCTCACCATCTACAGTATCCATTTTATCGGCAGCAGCCGCTGATTTCATAGGGGCGTCTTGGCCATTAGCTTCTTCAAGCTCACCAATTACTTCTGCCTCTAATTCCTCAATGGTTTTGTCTAATTCATTTGCCATGGGGATTAACTCCTTTTTGTCTATTACAATATGTTACAGTTATTTATAAAACTAAAGTTTTTGAAGAAACTTAGCAAAGGCTAACGCATCCGCGCCAGTGTTGCCTTTCCTGTGGTTCCTTTCAATGTCCTCTTTGATCTTGGCAACATCGGCTTCTAAAATCAAACCGTTGTTCCAGACCCACTCTTTACCTTCCATAATACCCTCAACAAATGCGTTGGGAGCAGATGGGTCAGCAACAATATCTGCTGCTGTTGCTAGGTAAAAGTCACTTCTCACGATGTTAGCCCCATTTTTCTGGTCTAAACTACCCATACCCCTAGATGAAACACCTAGTTTTGCACCATCATCCATAAGCGATTTTACAATCTCACCCATTGGTGTGCTAAGAATCTTAGCCTCACCAATAAAGTTTTTACCGTCTGGATAAAGTGCAGTAATCATGTGTGATGCTCTCTCAAGATTAACCGTTGGCCCATCTGGATGACCCAACTCTCCGAAAGCACGTTTTTCTTCGATATACTCTTTGTTATATCGTTTTACTTCTTTACTGAGAATGTTCATGGGATACAGACGACCATTACGGTTCTTAATGTCTGCTTGCATGAAAATACCTTTTATCTTATAATCTTTCTTGCCGTTTTCTTTTTCTTCGATAAGATAGTCAGTATCAGACTCGACATGTTCTGAAATTAACTTCATTGTATATGCCATAGTTCTGTTTCCTTATGTAGTATAGTTTTCATCTTTTCTAAACTCAATCAATACAAAACCTGATGTACCTTGACAAGATAGTTCCATATCACCAGAGGTTGCACCAGTATTTGTTGCAGCAGATTCAATCGCGCCAGCAGAACCATCATAATGGCCACTTCCAGCAAGGTCAATTAATGTTATATCTGAATCGCCTTGTTCAATAATTGCAGCATGACCTGTATCATCATCAGCAGATCCTTGTACTAAACCCCACCAAATTCTCAGAATGTGTAATTTTGCACCATTGGCGTGTCCGTCTAATTCACTTGCATCTAAAATAGCATTGGTTGTAGTTGTATCATTATCAATATTAACTAAGATAGTAACTTTTCCGCCAGCGCCGGGAGCGTTGACAACTGTATCTCTTAATGTTCTTGTGGTAAATGCCATTGTCTAACTCCTTAAAATGATAACATTTCTTTTTCAAAGTATCCCATAAGCACTCTTTCTGGCACTTTATATTTCTTGGATACTTGGTTAATAGTCTTTTCAAAAGTATTTAGGAAATCTGAAGGTTTAGCGTCCATTTTCTTAAAAATCTCGTCCACAGCACCCTTCATCTTTGGAGCTAATTTCTTATACTCCTTAGACTTTTTGTGTTCGTCTTTCTCTGGTAGAGATTTAATTAAGTTGCTAAACTGTTTCATTTTCCTCAACTTCTGGTATGTGGTTCTTAATAAAAGAACCAGCTACTTCTTTTCTTTTGTCTTCTAGTGCGTCACCTATTTTTGATGACATTGCTGTTTTGAAAGCATCTTCTGCTCCCAGCATATCTTTTTGTTGTAGTGATCCTACAAAGTTATCTGCACTCATTTTTCTTCTCCATTTTCTTTATTACCAATTGATGCTAACTTAGCTTTGTCGTCTGCGGTTTGCTGACCTTGAAACTTAGCAGCATCATCTGCCGGTAAAGGATTTCCGTCAACTGATGGGTATCTTGTAATACCATCAGAACCAACTGGTAAATCAACTCCACCTTCTTCGGGGTCAAGTCCTGCTTCTCTATTAATCTGATCTTGCATATCTTCAATCTCTGCTTCAGTAAAGTTAAGGACATTTTTCTGTACCCACTCTTTACTAAAGAATGTACCGATATAAGACTCAATACTACCTAAAGAATTGATTGTGTTTTCTAACAACTCAGCTCTTTTAAGTTCTGCAAAATGACCATCTTGTAAGAAGTCATACTGAATGTGTTGTGAAATCTTTTTCCAATCTTCTAGTGTAATTACACCTTTAAGAATAAGCTGTGTCTTTAGAATATCAGTGAAAAGGGGAGTAAACTTTTTTCGTAGTCTTTGTACGAACTTAGTAAACTTCAACTCATCTCTAGTAATTTCTGTAGAACGACCAAGACTAAATCCTGATTCTGCTTCTAAACGAGAAATAGGTACATTTAGTGATTGGAATAGTTTCTTTTTAAAGTATGTAATGTCATCAATCTCGCCAAGATTAGAACCGCCAGCAAGAGTAGTTATCTCTGTACCACGACCACCTTCTCTACGAGGCAACCAGAAATCTTCTAGCATTGACATTTGATTTCTGTCATCTCTGATTTCACCAGTAGATGCATCATATACCAATTTGTTGCGATACCTGTTCATAACATCTTTGAGGTATTGCTCTGCTTTAATCTTTGGAAGATTACCAACATCAATATAAAAGATGCGTCTTTCTGGAGCCCTTGATACCCGATAGATAACAAGAGAGTCCTCAATCATACGCAACTGATTGACAGGTTTAATTGCTTTGTTTAGATAAGAAAGAACATGACCTTTGTTCTGGTCAATTAAACCAGATGGAACATAGGTAATACTGTCTGGAGATATTTTTATTCCCTCAGTAGTTCCTGTTTTAAGTCCCTTGTCATTATAAAGATAATATTCATTTACATTTCTAATAAGTGTGACACTAGTGCCAGACTTTATATCTTTCTTTACTTCTTTAACCTTGCGAATCTTTTTAGGTTCAATGTATCTTACTTCTACAACACCTTTTTTTGGATTCTTCTGGTCAATAACCTTGTGATAAAAAAGACGACCATCTACATACCATCTACGAAAGATGTCGTGTCCTTTTGTATCAAAATCAAGAAGCTCTAAAACCGTATCAAATTCTTCTCTGATACGATCTTTAATCTTTTTAGGATATGCAAGTCTATCAAGAACAATTGCTATCGCTTGATCTTTTTCATTCGCAACAATACCTTCGTTGATAATGTCTTCAATTGCACTATCGCACTCAGGTTGTTGTGCTATATCACGATATCTACGAATCAAGTCGTGCTCGGTTCGTTCTCTACCGTCTGTATCTAACAGTTGTCCATAAAACCCGCCACCGGCAGCCTCAAGAGTTCCGTCTTCTGAACTGGGTTCAGTAAACCTTTCTTGAGAGCCAGTGTCGGACACTTTTTCAAATTTAAAACCAAATAATTCAGCCATTATATGTTAATCTCCTACCTTGTGTTATATTTAGTAGGTTTAGAAACTCACACCTGAAGGTTCAAAGTGTTGATATCTGAAGTTTATTTCAAATGTTTCAATCTCAGTTGCTTCTGCATTCGATAGTTCGATTGCAGCAATTGAAGTTGGAAACGCATTTCTGAAGATATAACTCTTTAGAACTGTATCATCTCTGTCTAATTGTTCAACAGTTAAATCTGTTTGATAATCAGAAGGAGAAATTACACCAGTGTTATCAACATAACTGTTAATACCATTCTGCCATAATTCCATCGCGTTTCTAATCATAAAATCAGTATCGTTGTATACAGTAACATTCCAAGTCTCAGGTGCTGGACGATCACCTGTGATGTAGATATTTCTACCTCTGAATGGAACTGGAATTTCAGTCAATGTAGATGCTGGTAATTGAGCAGCAGTTACGAGGAATGAAGTTCTACGAACATCTAATCCAATAGCGATACCAGAAGGTGGTGTCATTGTTACTCTGAATTGGTTGGCTCTAGCGCCACCACCAATCAGATTTGCTTTAAAGTCATCTATACTAGCCATTTTAGCCTCCTACTTCAGTAAATGCTACGCCTGTTCTTACAGCGACAAAGTTAAGTGATATGAAGTTGATAGACCTAGCAGGTTTAATGAAGATGTCTGCAACAAACTCGTTTCGGTCAATGACCTCACCAGTATTGTTTGTTCCATCTGCAATAACACTAAAGTCTGTGATACCCCTTCTTCCTTGAATATCTCTCAAGAATGGTTCAACTAGATTTCTAAATTGTGCTCTTGTGAACTCATCATTGAACTCAAAGAGTTGGAATTTAGCAGCAGTTGAAATTGCTTTTTCAAGAAGTAAGAACAAACGCCTTACATTGATTCTATCAAATGCACTTGGTTTTGAAAGAGCAGTCTTGTCACCAAACAGAACCACACCTTGGCCTGGGAAATTGACAACAGGATTTATTCTTGCCTTGTAAAGTTGATCTCGTTCTGCCTTAGTTGGGTTGAACGAAAGTTTTACCGCACCTCTAACATTTCCTCTATTGAAACCAGCAGGGGAAAAGAATGAATCTGCAATTTGGTCTGTGAAAGCACAAAGACCAGCAGTATCACCATTCAAAGGTACGAAACGGAATACATCGTTGTACTTATCGTACATATACTTATAACCACTATCGAAAACCATATAAGATGAACTTGGGCAAGTATTGAAACCATCTACAACATTTTTAGTTGCAGTAATTGAATTTGCGATTCCTACTGTAGCACCACGATATGGAGAAACAAATCCTACACAATCTCTACGAGTTTCCACGAGAGCGGTAATCATTGTTACATGAGTGTCCATATTTGCTTCTGTATCAGCAGTAACACTTGAAGAACCACCTATAACTAAGTTAATATCTAATGATTCTGTATCTAGAAACTTATCATATGCAAGTGTAATCTCACCATTAGTTGTTGCAAAGTCATCTGTTCCACCAGTTAATGTAGAAACATCAACACCACTTACTAGTGTATAGTCTGTACCAGATGCGATATCTGTTCCCCAGTTAGAACCAGCAGCTAAATGATCTGTCCAGTAAATAAACTGTGATTGTGCGAAGATAACATCTGAGTAATAGTTGTTAGAACCTTGTGCTGTTTTAGCATTTGGGTTCTTTGACATATTTGTAAATCTTTCTATTACTGAACTTGTTCTTTGTCCAGCAACACCTACTGCAAATCCTGTGATATCACCAACTGTGTCATAAACTAGAACATGAATTTCGTCCTTTTCTCCACGAGCATTTTCAGTAGACCATGCAGATGTGCCCGGCGCCTCATCAAATAAGTCAGAAAATCTCCAACGTCTTGTGATAAGTGAATTGTCTGGAATGATTGTTTGTAAACCAGCACCAGCAGGGTCATCAAGTAAACGAATTGTTAAAGTTTCAGAAGAAACTGAACTTACTTCATATTCTTCACCTTTAGATTCTACTTGTGTATCTTTTGAAAATACAAGAGGGGCGTTATCTGCAACTGTGATTGCTTTATCAAGTACAAGGTTCTGTTGGTCGGTTATTGTTACAACTTTAACAACTACATCTCCATCAGATATACCAGCACCGAGTACTCTATCTCCAACTACGATTGTACCAGAGTTTCCGTCAACTACTAAGTTTTTAGTAGCAACTGTGATTGCACCAGCAACTACTCCAACAACAACTGAAGCAGTTTGGAAAGAAATGATATCACCAACTGCGATTACCGCAAGAGCTGCATCTTGGTTATCAACTGTAATTGATAAGTCACCAACTGCACCAGCACCATTCACTAAGTTCAATGAACCTAATGGTTGTGCAAATGCTCTTGCACTTGGACAGATATCTACACCAATTCCGTTACCATGAGTTCCAGCAGTCCTTGCGGCCCACTCTCCATGAGAACCAGAACCATCTTCAAAAGATGCTTGATAGTGGTCATCGTCACGAATAAGTATTCCAGAGTTTGCACCAGCATTTAGTATTGCACTTTCTGCTCTTACTACTTTTAAATTATCTGCATACTGTAAAAAGTTTGTAGCAGAAAAAAATGTTTCAAACTGATTACTTGCCGTTTGAGGTTTTCCGAATATTTGCACCAGTTGTTCTTCTGATGTAATGGTTGTTACAGAACCAACTGGGCCCTTTTGAAACGCACCGGCGATTGCACCAACAGAGGTTGCAACAGCTGGAACTACATTTGTTAAATCTACTTCTCTGACACTAACGCCAGGCGAGACTAAAAATGACATAATTTTTACTCCTTAATCTAAACGATTACCCTTTATTTCCTTTTATTTATAAAAACTAAGTTTCTAAAAACTAGGTTTTATATGTTGTAAAACTTATAAATAGTACCATGACAAACGAACACTACGAAAAATATAAAGAAACTATAAAAAAAGTAGCCCGTAGAAACTATCAAAAGAGGGTGTCTTGGTTAAACAACCATCTTGGTGATGAATTTTGTATTCATTGTGGAGAAAGCGAGACTGTGTGCCTTAAACTTTATCCGCATGATGTATTAATTCGTAAACAAACAAAACGTGTTGGTGCTAATGACGAAAGTAGAAAAGAAGTTCATAAACTAATGAATCAATGTAAAGTTGTCTGCTCTAATTGTTGGATTAAGCTTGACAACGATTTAATTGAGTTTCTTTAATATCTTTACCAGTTAGTATCATAAGTTCTAACTATTGGACTCCACTTAGTTCCATATTCATCTATAGCAGTTCCGTTATTATCATCTTCTAATCCATCAACCACAAACCCAAATGGCGCCATGTCCTGTTCTAATTGGTCTTGGTTTTCCAAATACATCTGTTGTCTAATATCGTTATTAGTAAGTTCTTTAAAATAAGTTTGATCGGTCACCCACGCAAAGATAAACAAACACGCAACCATATCATCGTGACATCCATCGTCTGCTTCGTGTGATGAACCTTTGACAATAAATGTAGATAGTTCGTTGATTGTATCAAAATCTTCTATGATAAGTTTATTGTCCTCAACCAATTGTTTTAGATTAGAACACCCTATTCTCTTGACTGCTTTGGTTGTCCTTACACCCAACTGAGCCTTACCTCCAGAAAAACCACCGCCCAGTATTTGACCAGCACGACCACGCATAGATGCCATAATAAGGTTGTCGTATTCCATATCAAACTGCATAGCGTTTGCGACTTGTTCTCCAATATCATTTACTTCAATTAGAACAAATGCTGTATTATATGCCTTTGCAACCTGATGTATTTTCTGTGGGAACAGTAATGGTTTAATTTCGTTATCTCTGAACTTTGCAACCACCTTATACGGAACTTGCGAAACATCAAACACAATGTACGCTGAGTAGTCGTTAGCGACCCCTCTGGACACATCAGCAGTCAATAGGTATGTATTACCCTCTTTGGGTTGTTCATAAACATCTAGTCCAGCATTAGATTGAATTGGTGTTCTATATGTTAATCTTTTTAGAGTTGTTGGAGATATGAGTGTATCAATAGAACCAAGAAACTCACATTCAAACTCTGTGTTAAATTGTTGTTCACTCGTGTTTGCAATGGTTTCTTTCTTCCATTTTTCATCACGGCCGGGCACTTCACTCCAGTGAACTTCAACAGGAATATAACTATTTCTCTTTTCTTCGGCATCTACCCATAGTTTATAAAACATATTCATACCATGAGGGGTGCTTACTATCATGACTTTCGTAGTTTTACCTGATGAGATTGTGGGATACACAGAACTAAAAAATTGTTCTGCTACATTAGAGGGAACATATGCAAACTCATCAAGGAAGATGATATTATAAGAACCACCACGAACCGCACTAGCAGAAGTAGAAGATGCAAGTATCTTAGATCCGTTTTCTAATTCTAGAGAACCCTTGTTCCAAGACATAATCCCTTGTTGTAACCACTGAGGTAAGTTTTCATATGCAAGTTGCAGCCTACCCAATAAGTCTCTTGCGGTTGACGCTTTGTTTGCAAGGATTGCAATATTAACACTATCGTTAAATAATGCATAGTGCAAAATATATGAAATCATAATGGTAGATTTACCAGACTGACGAGGTAGTTTGCAAATAGTAAAGCGATTGTTGTGGAATGTACCAACCATTTCTTTTTGGAAGTCATACATCTTGATAGGCACTAAACCCAAATCAAGAGAAACAATTTTTACATAATTTTGAATAAAGTATAGAGGGTCTTCCATACAAATTGAATATTCACGCAATTGCTCCTCAGTCCAATCTTGAGATACATTTGCCTTTTTGAGTAAAGGGTTTCCTAGATAAGTTGTTTCAGTCATCAGGTTTACCCTTTAACATCTTTTGTAATTCCGCAGTAGAACCAACAAACAATGCATTGGTCACACTCTTAGGCGCGTTGTTAGGAACTTCTTTTAACTTTCTCATTTTTTCTTGAAGGTCTGCAAGTTTCTCTGTAACCTCTGCAACCTGTTTGATACCATTCAGTGCAACCTCATAGGTTCTTGGATGCTCTGATTCTTTTGCAAGCTCTAAGATACCATCAATTGCATCTTGACCTCGTTCAATTAGGTTGTAAAGATTTTCTCTTTGATACTTGTAGTCATTATCAACATCATCTTCGTTGGTAGGTGGTATAACACGAGGGAGATCCTTGTGTTCTTTGATTTCTTTTTTATCAGGGTCAAAGTCAAGTATTCCCAAAGCGTCACCAATGATTTGCTCGGTGTCCTTCATAATAATCCTTATTTTTTATCTGTACCAGAAACAGGGTCATAAGTTTTTGCATCTTCAAAGAATGATGATGTTTCATTGAAACCAAAGTCATCATCGGCATCAGCGGTTGATGGAGAAGGTGTAACGGTATATCTTTGTTCTCTTGTGGGTGCAACTTCTGGTAGATTTGCAAACTGGTCTACCTGTACGGTTTTGATAACACTTGAAGAAGTGACAGGGCCATATAGATAAAACTTAGTTGTAAAAGATAAAGTATAAATGATTGCTCTACGACTTTCAAAATCTCCTTGATAACTATCTTCATAACCAACAGATGTTAAGATAATAGGAATATCTTTTTTGATACCCATACCCAAGTTGTCATTTATTGTGATTGTATAATCAGGCTGGAAATAAGGAAGAATTTGTTCTACAATCTGTAGTGCATCATCAGAGTTTTTTGCCATGGCATATAATGTAATGTCCATATTATATGGAACAGGCATATATTGTGAGTCAAGTTTTCCTGCGTCAGCACCAGAAGCTTTTACTTTCTTGAATTTCTGAACACGATTCATTTTTCTAGTTGGATCATATGTCAATGAACCAATTTCAAAACCTAGTCTTGGTAAAGTAATTGCAGTTGATGTGGCAAGTGATGGGTCTTGGTCTAATCTAGTTAACCATTTTTGTTTCGGCCCATACGCAAGTGGCACTTTCATTGCCTGAGTTACTGCACCAGTATTGTCCTTGCGAACAATCTGAATATTGTTAAACATCGTTCCAAAAGCAACGATTACATTTCTTACTGTTTCGTGGTAAAATGATTGTCCTAGCATTATGTACTACTCCCTATATCACCAAATGGATTTGATTCTGAGAAATCTAAGACGGTATCATCAAGTTCATCAAACAATTCATTTTGTGCTGTTTTATCTATATTGTAATCACCTATTATATAGTCTTCTGAAATTAGGAACTCAGCGTCACCACTATCAGCAGCATTTTCTAACTGGATAGCACCACCATGTGTATCATCTTCAGCAACGATATTATCACCGTCTGTTTCCTCTAACACTAGTCCGTCAAGTGAGAACTCTAGTCTAATGTCTTCGTTGAATGTTCCTTCTTGTTCTAATGTAAACTGGAATGCTCTTGAGTCAACTGATAAGGCATCTTCAATTGCATCAATAGCTTCAATACCAGTTGCCATATCCTCTGAACTATATTCAAACTGTTTGCATCGCAATTTGTAAACAGGATTATTGTCTAGTTGATAGAATGGTTCATCGTGGTCTACAAAGTTAATCTCAAACATCTTCTCCAGAACAGGATGAAAAACTAAGTCACCTTCAACTGGTCTGTCTGCATCAGTTAGTGCGGTGTCTTGTATTATATAAAAGTTGTTATTATTTACAACAGTTAATACGGATGACCCAGCCACTGTTGTGTCTGTTGTAGCTGTTTCCAATACAATAGAACCACCTGTAGTACCTGTTCCACTCTCTAGTGTAATCTGGCTGTCCAGTTCTTGGAAGCGTTCTTTGGAAACAACAAAAGTAATTTCGTTGCGGTTTTCTAAACCAAACTGTGTTATAATTTCTTTGTCGCCACCGAAACCTTCTGCATCTTCTATATACATTTCGATAGGTTGTGCGTTTGTAAATTTGGAAAGTGCATCTTCACCAAGAACACTATCAAGAGCAACAGTTGTACGATTAACATAAAACACATCATGGCCATGGATTTGTATTGCTTCTTTAACTAAGTCAGCATACAAAGCTCTTTCCGTAGAAATAGAGGATAGGTTGTTAGTATGAAATGCACTATTAACTGCCATTTGGTTATCCTACCATATAATCAATTGGTGTTTCAAATGATAATTGGATTTGTTCTTCTAGTTTGTTTAACTCATCTTGTGCCTGTGTAAAGATAGTTTCCCCATTCATTGTAACACCACCTAACATTGCGACACCACTAAACTTGGAAAGGTTTGCACCCCATTGTCTTTTAATCAAAGCAGTTGCATATCTTTTTAGATAGATGTCATCAAATATATCAGTATATGATGCTGGGTCAATCTTACGATAACACTCAATAATTACAAACTCATCTTCACTAATATCATTTGTCCAATCCATATCAATGTATAGACGATTTTGATGTTGGTTGAAACGAACAGGTTTCTCACCAACAAGAATGTGTGAAAGGAAATCTAAGTGTTGCATTGTCTGTTGGTAATGCACAACAGAAGTAGAACTAAAATCATATAAGTCATTTAGTCTAAGTTGATACCTAATATCAAACATATTGTTTGTTGCAACATCATCAAATGGAAAGATACTTAATACAGAAACCACCGCCTGTGGCATTGGAATGAAATTGTTTCCTTCTGTGAAAGATGCCGTTGCATCACTATCTATTGAATCTGTTGCAGTAGTAGTTGTATTACTAAGCGCTCTAGTTTTATCAGCCGCAGTTATTTTATGTTTAAGATACATCTTCTCAATACCATCGTAATGATATTGTGAGAAGTATTGCAATGCTTCATCTAACCTATCATCTATTTGGTCATCTGATACATTGATATCAATAACACCAAATCCTAGAGCTCTAAGACAATATGTTTTTAGTGTTACTTTTGAACTTGGAATAGCCATTTGTTCTTCCTTTATCTCTTATTTAGTCATTAACTAAAGTCCACCCGCTGTAATCCGAGCTTCAAGTTCTTGTATTGTTTTGGTTAAGATGCTGATAATTTTACTTTGGTCTATTCCTTGTGGTTTTATTCGGGTGGCACTGTCACCATCATCATTTATATATGTTTCAGTTGCATCTTTTACACCAAAAGCTGCGTCAGGAACTACTGCTTGTAATTCATGTGCAAGAAATCCTGTAACAATTGGTGCTGCATCTCCACCACCATCTTCTATTGCAACATCACCAATCCACTTAAATCTACAAGGTTTTAATTTTTTACACTCAGTTGTTGCATCCCAACTATAATTTACATTTTGTTTTAATCTGTAATCTGAACTTGTTTGATAAGCAGTTGCATTAGCACTTCCAACAATAGCTCCTTTTTGAGTACCATTATTTCTAAAAGTTTGGAATTCAAAAGAGCTAGCACTCGTATTCTGCGATAAAGTAGGGCCGTTCGTTTGGTTAAATAGAGTCAGTCCAAGTTGATTTCCACTACTACCCGCACCATTGGCATGAAAAGCATAAACACCTTCGTTTACGCCTGGGTTTATTTCAATGTAAACTTGACCAGTTCCTCCGTCACTTCCTTGAATTAATATGTTACCATCTGAAACAGGATTACCAAATATGACATTATTACCAGTTCTAGCAATAAATGCAAAACCTGTTCCATCATCAGCAAAATTTACATCTCCGCCCCCTGCATCAAGTGTTATGTCACCTGCTGCATCTATTATGAAGTCATCTGTAGCTGTAAT